TCCTGACGGTCTTTCTCGCCCAGATGGTAGCCCTCACGGAAGAACGGCATCTCAGTCTCATCGAACTTGAAGCCCTCACGAGTGCGGAACGTAGCCTTTGCGTCAAATGCGCTGGGCATCAGGGATACGCCAACGCCCTTGTGGCCACGCAGCCACTTCAGGTCGAGACCGGCCTTCTTCTTTGCAGGGAACAGTGCGTCAGATGCGAAGGGCATCGCATTGGTAGGGTCATTCGTCCAATAGGCGGCAATCGCAGCCGGGGCAAAGACTTCCTTAAGATTCAGTGCCATGTTGTTTTACCTCCTATTAAGCGTTCACGCTGATGTTGTCACGGCAGAAAATGCCGGGGACGGCAGTCTTGAGTGCCTTGATTGCATCAGCGTCATAGGTGAAGCTGGAACTTGCTGCCGCCTTCTTGGTGTCGATAACACCGCGAATCAGCAGGGAAGCATTGGGGTTCTCTGCCGGGTCAACGTCATACAGCAGGATGCCGTCAGCGTTGATGGTCTTAGAACCGGTCTCGCCAGCAGCAACAGCTTTCTTGCCAGCCAGCGTCATGGGATAGCCAGCCTTAACCGCAGCAGTTTCGGTCACGGTAAAGGGAATGGCGGTGTAGTCATTGGAAGCAAGGATGGTATCGTTGATTCCGTTGACCGTGTTTCGGGTAAACCTCATGTTTTCCTCCTTGTTAATGGAAAGCACTCATTGCGTCACTCGATGCCTTAGAAGTATTTGCGTTCTGCTGCGCAAGGCTCTTAGCAAACGCCACGCCCTCACTGTCAGAGCCGCCCTTGCCATCCGCACCCGGAGGTGTGGGCATATCCTTCAACAGAGAAGCCTTGTATGCGGTGTCATGGGCGGCCATAAACTCCGACTGGAACTTAAACACCTTGTCCATGTCGCCGTCAGCCAGTGCAGATGCAGCCTTGCCAGCCAGTTCAGCATCATAACCCTGTGCAACGAACTTCTCACGGTAAGATGCAAGGGTCTTTTCCTTGACGAGGTTCTCTTTGTCGGCAGTCAGAGCTTCAATCTGCTTCTGCATTTCTGCCAGCTTGTCAGCCTGTTCCTGTGCAGCGTTCTCGTCATCGGTGCGCTTTGCTTTTAGCTGCTTCTTGTACTCGGCAGCTTCGCCGTTGGCTTTCGTCACGGCGTTGCGCAGTTTCTCGACCTCTGCGTTAGGGTCTGCAACCTTTTCCAGCGCAGAAATGATTTCATCGGCGGTCATGCCCTCTTTGTAGGCATCACCAAGCAACACATCGAGTTTCATATCGTTAATTTCCTCCTGCGTTTTTTTACCGTTGCTTCCCTGCAACGCTGCGAAATTTATATCCCGGCTTCCCTGCCGAAATATGCAAAGGGTTATTCACCCTCTGTTTCTTTATTGGTGCTTTCAGCCTGTCCGTTCGATGTTTTGTTGGCATCAACAACTTGTTCAGGCTGTTTCTCCTGCGGTTTCGGGGCTTTGCCATCCTCGCCTAGCTTGCCAGCGGCAATCAGGAAGGGCTTGCTCATTTCATAAGCAGCCTGCGGGTCAGGGAACAAACCGGGCGTTGTGAACGCCAACTGCGGGTCGATGGTCTGACTGAGCATCTGCGCAAAAATCTGAACCTTGCTTTGCTGATTGTCGTACTGACGGCGGGGCAGCTTGATGTTGATGTCGCTTGCCATCAGCTTAGAACCAGCCGTATCACGCAGGATTTTCAGCATTACAGACAGGCTTTGGCGTTCCGAGAACTTGAACATATTCTCGTACTGCTGCGCCCTTGCTTCTGTGTGATTCCAGCCGTTGCGGACGATGACTGCGCCCACGTTGTCAGACGTTGCGTTTTCACTACCAGTGGCACTAGGCATGGCAGTTAGGCTGCGGTACACGTTCAACATAGAATCAAGCAGAATCTGCGTTTGCTGCTGGTTCAGCTCGTTTGCAAGCTGTTTTACATCGGCAGCAAGTCCAGAAGTAGACTTGATCGACATTGCGCCCATAGCCTTAACAGCTTCCAACGCTTCTTTATCGACAAGACAGTTAATAAAGACCAGGATGGATTGGATGAACTGCTCTACGCCATCGAGACGATTGCTCTCCAACAGGTTGATGGCATCTAATACAGGGATAGCGGGCTCAAACAGACCCATGCGCTCTGGGTTGAGCTTATATTCGACCATCGGCAGCATTCCAAGAGAATGATTTTCCGATTTTGTAACCTTACCGTTGTCGATTTCAAAGTACTGGTTTGGTGTGTACACGCAAATAAGGTCGTTCAGGTCGTTTTGATAATTGCGTGGGATGTGCAGCACGTTGGCAATCGGTTTGTGACCGATGCCGGAGTTGTAAATCACATACGCCATGTCGGGGTCGGGAACGTCCACTAGCAGGGGTGTTTCGTCCGGGTAGTTTCCGCCATACCCCTTGTCAGGAAGAACAATGCGGTATCCCTGTCCGCACTCCAACATCCACTGCCAAAGCCGCCGATCAAGCGCGTCCTTGCCCTCATACTGCAAGGCGTTGGACAGGCGGGCGATTTCCTCACCGTCACCTGTTGCCGTTTCAGACCGCACATAAGAGCACGGCGTGCCGCTCATGTAGCCGGTGTAGAAGCCCACACACTCGTTGGCGTGGTTCTCTACAATGCGGTTCGTGATTTCAGCGTGGTATTCCTTCGTGCGATTGAGGACAGGTTGACTACCCAAATAGTAGTTGTGCAGAAAGCGAATCTCGTTCTTGTTCAGCAGATGAATAGGTTCTGCCTTGCCCATAACCACTTTCAGCACGTTCGCCTGATTGATTTCCGTCTCCGGCGTTTCAATCGGTCTGCGCCCGGTCAGCGGCTCATTCAAAAAGCCGCCAACAACCATCTGATACTCAGCCATGCGTTCCTCCTTTCCAGCAAAATAAAAAAGCGCAGCAAGACAAACCTGTTAAGGTCTATCTCACTGCGCCAAAACTGCGCTTCAAAAGCTATTTACTTTTCCGGTGGATGGATGATTTTCACCCATCCTTCCCTTGTATCTCCTTCGATAACGCCCTTGCATCTGTCGCACTTGAAATGGTATCGTCCGTCTACTTCGCCAAGATAGCGGTTGCAGCGGACGTTCTTATAGATTGGATTCTGCCTGATACAAGGGCAACAAATTCTAACTAGCATGAGCACTCCTTTCGTTGAATTTCTGGAAACAGGCTGTTTAGCACAGCCCTGTCAGAAGCTACTGGGAAACTGTTCGCACTACCAGTCATGCTAGGCTCTGACTTGTCGGGTGTCAAAAGCCACGATTGCCCCGACTGGAGCAAATCGCTGATGGACACAGAAGATGGATTTGAACCACCGACCTTCGGGCTATGAACCCGACGAGCTACAAGACTGCTCCACTCTGTGTCATGTACCCGGCTTAATTCATCGTTGCTCTTTGAAATGGTAAAATGTCACAAAACCCATTTCATCGAGAGCCGGGAATAACGATTGGAGGTTGTAAAAGGAAAATTTCCATGAAAACAGAAGTGAATCGTTGTGCTGCGTAACGGAATCGAACCGTTGCTTGCCAGCCGTGGGGGAGACAGGCTGGCATTCCCCTTACAATTGGAAACGCAACATATAAAGCCCGGTGAAGGCGAAAGAGTGAGAAAACCTCCACCGGTGAAAGGAGGAATATGCTTGTTGACACGCACGCGAGTAAAATGACAAAACCCCGCGTGAAAGCTATTCCTTTAAGGGAAGCTGCAAAACTTCCTGCGTACATTATAAGCCTTGTCAAGTGGTGAAATCAAATAAATAGACCCAGCGAACACAATATATTGTGTTTTTAATCAAAACGGCCTCTTGACAGGCTCAATTTTACTGATTCCGTTGTACAATTCATCGGCAAGCTGTGCCAGACTATCCGGTGCATCATCGTGCGGAACTTTGCCAAGCTGTGTGAACATCGTCACCTGTTCCATGAACGCCTTGTACTCTTTCGACTGGTGTTTTTCGTCAAGGAAATAGAACCGTTTAATGTCCGGCGCATACTGGATGATTCTGGACAGCTTGCTTTGACCGCTGGGCGCACGCTGGCTGCGGACAGAGCAGTGATAGCCCTGCTGCCGGAGTTGGCTGTCTACCACATCACAGTATTCATCACCGCCGTTGTTGGCTTCTCCGCGCACCACGTTGATTTTATGCTGGATGATTTTGCCCACGACTTCCGGTCTGGTCACGGTCTTATCGCCATTATTGAACACAAGGTCAGGAATGAACACGGCATCGCCGTACACATAGGCGATAGGACAGGCGGTGAAGTCACCGCCGCCCCATGCAATATCCATGACCATGAGCTTGCGATCAGGGTCTCCATCAGGCAGAACACCGTTAAAGTATCGAAGTTCATCGGCAGGGAACAGCAGACCTTCACGCTCAACAGGCTGGTTCATGTACAGCGCTTTCCAGCTCATTTCATCCATAACTTCACGCTGCTTGCGAAGCGTCTCAGTGCTGTACCCAACGCCGTAGTCATAATCGAAGTTGGATTCGTCTTTTTCGTTCATTGCTGGCATAACAATGAATCTGTTCCTGTCGGAATCGCCGTAGTTTTGCTCTAATCGTCCGATAACATCATGGACAGACCAGCGTGTAGCAATATGCAGTTCCTTGCATTTGTTGCCGATTTTACGCTGTCTAAGGTCGGTAGTGTACGTTTCCCACAGCTTATCAAGGCGGGGCTTGGAGAGAGCAACCTCAATGCCGGACACAAGGTCATCGCAGTAAAGAAGTGTAGATGCACGGTACAGACCGGCATTACCAGTGCCAATAGAAGTAAACTCCAGAGTTTCAAAACGCTTTCTCTTGCCTAAGTCAATACGGCAGTCCTTCGCATTGGTGTTCGACACGGCAACGTCCGGGAAAACATCATTCCACAGGTATTCTCCGTCTTTGTCGAATATACGCAAGCACTCGTCATAAACGCCACGCACAAAGCTGTTAGAGTGAGAGCCGGTAAGCATCGGTTCGTCAGGGTTTCTTCCGGCAAGCCATGTCAGATAGAAAATAGCTAGAGCCGTCTTACCACAGCCGGGGGGCATCGAGATTGCCAGCAAGTCCAATCTGTCATCCGCAAGGTCTTGCAGGGCGTTCGCAACGGTTCTTAACACCTTTCTTCTCGGCTGATAGAACTTTTTCTCCGGCGCACGGTTCCATTCAAGGTAGATGCAATAGCTGTCGAACACATCTTTTGCTTCAAACAGGTACGTCCGGCTAATAATGTCATAGACCTTCGCCACGTCCTCGCCTGTTTTCATCTTGGCCATCATGGCTGCACAGACGGAGCGCAGTTCGCCAGAGTATTTGTAGGCATCGAACCGCTTGTCTTGCGGCAGAGCATCTCTAAGGTTCACGACCGCCTGAAACCAGTCCTCATAGACCTGTGCTTCTGTCGGATTCTGTTTTGCATACGCTTTGATGCTGTCGATGATGGCAATGCACTGTTTTGGCTGCATAAAAAAATAGGCACCCCCTACCTGAAAATGTAAAGAGTGCCTACAACTGCACAAAAATTAAATATTCGGGTTTATTCTAAGTTGCGAACAATGTCACCTCGCGGCTTTCGCACGGTTTGCATCATAATCAGCAAGCATAGACGTTGCAATCTTCATGGCTTCTTCTATTGTAGGAGCCTTAACGAATGCCATGCATCCAAACATCACCCCGCTTGCGTTTGTTTTGCTATCTGTTGGAATGACATGGATTTTTTTGTTTTCTCGTTTGGCAATCCATGTAGGAATATTCCATGCTTCTTCTTTCGCCTTGCGTTCAGCTTCCATTTTTTCACGGACTTCCTTGAAAATAACATCAGCTTTCCGCTCTGCATCTTGCTTAGACCACGCATCGACATAAGCGAACCCGTGCCAGTGACCCATGATAACATTTTTCTCAACGTCATCTAAATGCTCTTCACAGCAATCTGCGCCACCATAGGCATAAACCGTATAAGTGAGTGGTTTTTCCGTCAACTCTTCGTTATCCTCGTATTCTTCAACATCAGCATCGTACATCTCTGCAATTTTCTCCGCACGTCTACGGCTCTCGGTCAGAGTAATGATGTGATAATCCTCGTATTCACCGCTTGTCACTGCGTAAAGTTTTCTAGCCATACTTTCACCTGTTCTGTTCAGCAATCCGATACCATGTCTGGCGGGTCACGCCAAGCTGTTTTGCGGCATCGGTGACGGTCAGCAGACGTTTTCCCACCTGTTCGTGCAGAATATCAAAGAGGTTGCGGTCATACTCGGTTGGCTTGCGGCCTTCCCTGTAATCGGGACGCTGACTGGCAATCTTCTTACCCTCTCTGGTGCGCTCAACAATCATGTCACGCTCAAACTGGGCAAACACAAGGAACATACCTCTCATAGCCCTACTAGCAGGGGTGTTATCCATCACACCAAGATTCAACACGTTCACCCGGATTCCTTTTTCAATCCACGAATCAATCAATTCATACCCACCGACAAGGCTTCTGGCAACACGATCTAGCTTCGTCACAACGATTGTATCGCCGCTCTGGACTTCTGCTTCCAGCTTGTCCAGTTCCTTGCGTTCCATTTTAGTGCCGGTATATACCTCTTTGAAAATCTTGGTTGCACCAGCAGCCTTGAGGGCTTCTTCCTGCGATTCAAGGCTGTTGCCGTCAATCGCCTGTCCAGCGGAACTAACACGAGCGTAACCGTAGATCATTCGGGTTCACCGTCTCTTTCCAGAACTTTGAGAACAAATTCATCCGACGCAACATCAGCTCCAATAGGCTGAATCACAATCTGGTACTTCATTTCTTCTAAAAGCATTGCCATTGTGGACAGTTTCAAATCGTCTGCATTAACGCGGTTCGTTACATAAGAAGAAACATCATACTCCATCTGTCTTGCAAGTGATGCGGAGGTATATCCTCTGATTTTCATAACGGAGCGAAGAATATCCCCAGAATTAACTTTATTTTTGGTTGCGCCACCCTTTTTCTTTTCTGCCATTTTTACCGAGCCTCTCTTTCGGCTTAATAATAACACATTCTTATGTTTATGTCAACATCTTCTTGTGTTTTTTGCAAAATTTTTACTATCAATAGGGTGGTCAAACGGCTGTAAACTTTTTTGTTGCTTTACAAACTGTATACCTGAATAGTAGCCTTACGAATTATCGAAAAATATACTTTCGAGTGCCACCATTAAAGTAAACTAATCCGTTTACAAAATCGCTATCAAATAACGTAAATTTACGTTAGAATGCGTAAAAATCAGAAATATCTGATGTAAATTATACAAATTGGGCTGTTGACAACTATATACCAAGCGTCTATAATCTAAGACAGCAGAACACATGATGAATCGACCAGCAACGGTAGGTTTATCCTTTGTGGCATAAAAAATAGGCCGCCAGCATACCGACCAAAGTAGCACTGACGACCTATTCCACCACAAAACAGAAGCTGCGCAACCAAGGGCGCAGTCTCGGTTTCTGTCAATTATTATAGCAGAAGCAGACCACTTCTGCAATAGAAAGGAGCAAAAAACATGAATTTCCCAACGACAACCGAAGAATTTCTGAAAACTCTCGCACACGGCAAAGAGCCGACCAACGAGGACAGGGAGTACGCAGAAGCGCTAGGTAAGCTGTCCGAACTGAACTATCGGGCAGGGTACGAAGCGGGACGTAAAGAAAAGTAACATAATTTCGGCAATTCGTATGTATTATAAATTACACCGTAAAATCGTTTGAAATTATTTACTTCACAAGAAAAAGTGGTATAATATTATCACAAAGAAAGGAGGTGAGCGAACATGACTTTAACCAAGCACCGCAATGGCAAACAGGCCAATGTGAACATGGACACGGCAACGCTGGAAAAGGTGGATAACTACTGCCTGACACTGGACATTAGCCGTAGCCAGTTCATGCGTAAGGCCGCTGCCGAGTATCTGCAAAACCATCCGCTGCCCGATAAAAACGAAAAATGATACGCTCGCTGAAGTTTGGCGACAGAAGCGAACGTATCATAACACATCCAGAGAGTATAGACCCTCTTTGGGCTATTATACCAGAGATGGCCTGCTCTCGCAAGATAGAAAGGCTAAATTTCTATGAATAATAATCTTGAAACCATCCGAATCTTCTCCGAAGATGTTATCCCCGTGTACGACACCGACACTGGTGAAAAGGTAGTGTTGGGTCGTGAGCTGCACGAGCGGCTCAAAATTAAAACCGCATACAAAGACTGGTTTCCTCGTATGTGCGAGTATGGTTTTGTTGACGGAAAAGACTATGGCTCATTTTTGAGCAATAGGTCTGATGGGCTTGCTGGAAAGCCCAGAACCGACCATATTATCACTCTGGACATGGCAAAGCACATTGCAATGATTCAGCGGACACCTGAGGGCATGGAGATTCGTCAAAAGCTGATTGACCTTGAGAAGAATGTGTCAGCCAACCAGTTCGCAGGGCTTTCTAAGGAGCTGCAAGCAATCCTTGTGATTGACCAGCGCACCATGAAGCAGGAGCAGCGCATTTCCGCTCTTGAGAACACTATGACCATCGACTACAACCAGCAGCGTGTGTTGAAGCGTGTCGTGAACACGGTAGTCATCAACGCTCTTGGCGGCATGGACAGCCCGGCCTACAAGAGCCGCAGCGTCTCTCAAAAGCTGTTCATGGAATGCAACCGAGACATTCAGGACTGGTTCAATGTAAACAGCAGAAACAACGTGCCGAAGAAGCGGTTTGATGAAGCTGTCGAGTACATCAAGAAGTGGAGACCGTGTGCGAACTCCGTTATGTTGGTTCAGGTCACAAACGGCCAGACCCAGATGCCCATGTGAAAGGAGAATGGATATGGTTAACGGCGATAAGTACGAAAACCTTGAAGAATACATCAGCGATACTCTGGAAAACATGGAGTGGCTTTGGAGAACGCCTGACGTTGGAGAAACCTACAACGGGCGAGTGATCGCTTGCAACGACAAAGAGGTTGCGTGTGGCTATCTCTCCTACGAAGCAGACGAATACGGCGATTTGAGACCGTACCTGTGCGACAACGGCAAGATTGTCATGCGTGACATTAACTATTTGATGCCGATGCCGAACGTGACCAGCGCATTGAAGAAGTAAATAACACATAAGAAAAGCCAGTGGTTAGAGAACATCTAGCCGCTGGCTTTTCTTATGTGTTATATGTCAGTCCTGCAAAGCGATAATTTCATAGGAACTGTATCCAGTAAATCCGGACAATGGGTAAAGTTCAAACGTTGTTGTCTGTCCAGAAGGAAGCGCATCGGTTATGTATGTGCAATCTCCACCAACCGGCACTTCGTTGCCTTCCGTGTCCTTCATCTTGTAAATAACGATGACCTTTATCCAATTGCTTGTGAACTGGCTGTTATTTGTGACCTGACCTGTATAGCGCAAATCATACCCAGAGCCACGTTTAGAGACATTCGTGACCGCAAGCTCTCCGGCACGAATCGCTTGATTGGACGCACTGGCTTTGTGGAAATTCCGCTCATTCGCACTAATTGTATATTCCATTCTGGTTGGAGTAATACCTTCAGAATCAAACGACACATATCCAGCGTACCAATAAGAGTCTCCCTCTGCAATCCAGTCAAGGGTTTCTTCATCGGTTTTTAATACTGAACCGTCAGAACCGAAAACAGAGGCTTTTAGAGATACAAAATCAACGGCGTAATCGGGGTACGTATTCTCAACCAGTACAGCGTAGTAGACATAGTATCTCGTTTTACCATACTCGTATTTGGTTTCAAGGTGACTATGAGATTCCTTAATTTTAACAGTTCCTTCTTCGTTAGTTTCTTCTAATTGAGCAGGGGATGCAATCTCATCCGGCTTTCCAGCAGCCATTGCGTACAAAGGCATTGTTAAAAGCATAGCCGCCGCCAGAGCTGCTGCAATGATTCTCTTTCTCATTTTTGATTCTTCCTTTCTTTGGCCAAAATTTTATATAACGCTTGAAATACCATGTGCCATAAGATACACACCAAAAACCAAAAGAGCAGCGCCGATAATAATGCCCCATATTGAAGCGGCAATCTTTTCGTTCTTTTCTCTCTTTTCTTTGCTCTTGTCATTCTTTTGGTTCATTACAGATTCCTCCCTTTCAAGGCTTGTAAGGCAAGTATAACACAGAACACAGACCCTTTGTAGGGGTCTTTTTATTTTTGCGGGAAATTTTTGAGATTGACAATAGGGGGTGGGGTGTTTTTCGCAGAAAAGAGGGGGTGGTAGGAAGGAGAAACGCCTTTTTTGAATTTTTTCTACGCGAGGCATTCACCCACCCCGCCCCTGGCGCTGCCTGTATACCCCCCAGGTCATCCCCTGCCAGACCCAGCGCACCCGGACGGGTTGCACATCACAGACGGCAGGGCAAACCATGCAAGACACGGCGCACCGGCACACACGCCGCCCGGACGCTGGACACGCTGCACCGGTCTGCACTCGATACCAGACAGGACACGCGGGGCAGATCAGGACGGTGGTGCAGTGCTGGAGTGTGTCCGAAACTGTGCAGATTTGGACACACCCAAACATGAACGATTTTCAACACAAGAATGTGTGCAAAACCATTGACATAAACACAAGAACGTGTTACTATATAGACAACACAAGAACGTGTTACACCACCACAAAACAGGAGGACAAAACCATGAAACTAGAATTCAGAACCAAGAACACCTATTATGGCAATGCGCATTATCTGTGCATCGATACCAACGCAAAGACCTTTTCCCGCGTCCCTGACGGCTGGGTATCTAAGGACGTCCCTGTTGTAGCAAAGCGGGATATGGACACTATCAAGGCGCAGGCCATTGCAGACGGTTACGCGGAGGTATAAAAATGACAAAAAGAGATAGAACGCAGATTGTCGAAAACGCAATCAACGAGTATCTGGCAGCCAAGCGCAGCGGAAACGCTGACACAATCAAAACCGCCGTTAATGGCATGGAAAACGTATATATTATGATGTGTAACGATTGTATCCCCGGCATTGAAACACTCCGGGAGCTGATTTTAGAGGTGCAATAAAATGACTAAATCGGACGAATTGAACGCAGAAATCAGAAATCAGGCCGTGCGCCTGTATCCCAAGTGTGCCGGGCTCTTTGAGCTGCCATTGATGGTATATACTCAGATTGTAGCGGACAACTTGACCCGCTCCAAGCCCTACCGCTTGAGCGTTGAGCGGTGTAAAAAAATCATTCTGGCAATGCCTGAGTTTGACTAATGGAGGGTTCGCAACATGATTACTTTGGACTTTTCCCAGTGGGCTGCAATCTGGTATGTTGGCGGCATGATTTCCGGGGCGCTGGTTATGATTGCATTTCTTAACAGTTAATAAGGGAGGGCTAAAAAATGACGTTGTTTGAAGAAAAAGTGAACGAATACCGCGAAAATAAGCGGCTGTTGGAAGAGCTGGAAGCGATGAACGAAAGCATAAAAGCGGATATTATAACCATGATGCAGGGCGCACCGGAAATGGTACAAGGCACGGCAAAGGCCATTTATAAGGACGTGCAGAGCGTCCGGCTGGATAGCAAGCTTTTGAAGACGCTGCACCCGGATGTATACGCAGAGTGCAGCAGCAAGACCACATACAAGCGTTTTAGCGTGGTATAAGGGGGTGCAAGCTGTGATTTTATCCTGTGTCCTGTTTTTTTACTGGTTTTTCGGCGCACTGTTTAAGGCGTCCAAATGAGGACGCCGGAAGCACACTTATATAATATGGAGGGTTACACAATGGCTAACGCTAATAAAAGATATGACATCAATACAGGGCTGTACAGCTCCCGCTACTACGCCCGCAAGGCCGCAACCGGCGCAGAGGTTATTGTCAAGGTCTGCGGCGGTTATACCATCATGACGGCAGCAGATTATAACATCTGGCGCAATCAGCGTTGACACAATTTCAGATTCAACCCCGCTTCGGCGGGGCTTTTCTTTTGCCTTGCATCGACACGGTGCAGGGCTTTTGTTTTGCCCGGCGGCGTATCAGCCAAGCACAAGCATTTACAGCGGCCTTTCTGCCGTCCATGCAAATTATACGGCAAAAACGTCAAAACCGTTTACAAGGCTTTACAGCGGCATTTCCGTTGATTTGCCCTATTCCAGCACACACAACACAGCAACCGCACAAGCCGCCTACACGCCAACTGCGCCACGCTGGAGGGCATACCGTCAAGCGCAGCACCTCCACCGATACCAGATACAACCGCCACGCTGGACGTTGCACAGCTTAACACAGCCGCCCTATTATAATAATGTATATAAGAGTGCGCCCCCTGTTATGGATACGTGTTAGACGGTGCAACATATCGCAGACCATGCCAGCCCGGCACCCTCCACCCGGCGGGGCAGTCCAGCGGCAGGGGCGTGGCGGGCGGCGCGGAACCATTGACGGCTACCGCCGCGTCTCTTTTCGGGCTTTCGCCCGATAGCCAATAGAGGTCAGCAATAGTCGTAGCGTTCCGGCTGGAATAGTCGTAGCCAATAGTCGTAGTTTCTCCAATAAAATAGTCGTGGAATAGTCGTAAAGTCGTCAGACGACCAGCGGTTGAAAGTCCTATATATAGTATAGTAATGAGCTGTCCACTGATAACCGCAGAGCAATAGTCGTAACGTTTTCTTGCGAACCATCGTCAAATAGTCGTGTACTTTTTGTGTGAAATAGTCGTTTGCCTTTTAGAGAAAGAGAGGTGCGATAGTCGCTAAGTCATCCGACATCTCCCAAAATCAATATACGTCAAGACACCTATCAATTTTATTCTCGCCTAGCCATACCAAATTCGTATGCCAACCGTACTTATTATACTATACGCTTATATATCCTAGTAACTATCTAGGGATTATTCTGTTGGAATAGTCGTATCATCCGATTCGGTCTGTTCCTGCTTGATTTAATTCCCAGTAACGCACTATGGTATTTCAATCAATCCTAGTATTCTGCTAGGAATTGTCAATGCAACATTTGTACATATCAAACAGACTACAAAATGAAGTTAATTCTCCATGTGAAAAAGTCGTAGCTGGTGACGGGTCAGATGCCGTTGCCCTTTACAGGCTAGATGCCGTTACCGTTGGAGGTCACCCGGTCGGCGCGGTGCGCCGGACGATAGAGGGTGACGTAACGTAGAGGTCAGATGGACGGTATGCCCATATTCAGCCAATAGAACCTGACGGTAGATGCTGGTTACGGTTTGATCTGATGGCTAACGGTCTGGCTTTTGGAGATAGAGGGTTGTAGGGGGAAAGATCCTTCGCAAAACATCTGGTTGTCGTTTCCGGTTGTTGCAGTTGTCTCACCATTTCGGCGTGGGGGCCTCAAACAATTTATTTGTTTGAGGGGGGAGTTAGGGGGATTATAGGGGGTAATAGGGGTTGTAGGGGAAAGAGGGGGAAGAAAGGGGGGAAGATTGGATGCGGACGCATCATGTGCATCCATTTGCATGCAAACGCATCACGCTGATAGTCGTAGCCATATCAGCTCAAACTCCGCTCGATCGAGACGGCTCCTACTCAAATCCAGACCTTGCCGTTTTCCCCTGATAAATAACAAGAGAAAAAAGCACGGAATAGTCTCAGAGGGTAGTTTTACCACCTGACACCATTCCATGCTTTCTGATACAGTAGTTTTGTAGCCGCAGGAGCTAAGATTAGATATTCTTGGCTTCTCTTGCCTTACGCAAACGCTTTGCCAGTGCTTCACGCTGCTCTTCGCTGATCTCACGAGTGACAGGCGACCGGAACTTCACAAGACGTTTCGGCATCGAATAGGTCTTGGATTCCTTGCACCGCTTGGCAGACAGCTCCGCCATAAACTTGTACGTATCGGGGAACTGCTCACATAGCTTATCCAGCTTGCGAATGTAAACCGGGTCTGCCGTGTAGATTTCTGCGGTATCCTCCGCTGCGTTGAATGTGATGATAGTTTCACGCTCGATGTTGGTAAGTGCCATAGTTGTTTTCTCCTTTGCGTTATTTTTGGTTGATTTTCTTTTTTGGGCAAGTTTCCGGCAAATAATCCATACAAGCTCGGCATGAAATGGTCTTTCGACAGATCATTCGTTCTGCTCGTTCTTCCTCTTCTTGTTCGCGTCTTTGACACTCTCGCTTGTACTCTTCTTCGTGCCGTCTGTGTGCATTGGCAATGATGATAGCATGGACAGCAGCCATGTTTGGAACCATAGTCTTTTCCTCCTGTATTTTGTGTAGTGAAAAATATTTATGGGGTTCAGACGGTAACTTTATCGCCCTGACCCTATTATCTGTTTTTCTTGCCTATTCTACTGTGGCGATTGGAGCGCAGAAGCGATGTTATATGCTTTTTTGTCCAATCTGCGCAATTCAAGCTTAGTCGGAAGCAAACCACGGCAAAAGTATGCACTCCCAAAAGGAGTTCCTTTTACTGGGCTATCCATGTGTTTTGGATTCATAAAATCTATTCTCTGGTCGAAACAAAGCATTTGAACGTCATTTTTGAAAATCTCAAATCTTGTTTTCCCTTGAATGCTATTTGCCGGAAGAAGTAATGCAAATGGTTTATTTAACTCGTATGCTCTACGAAGAACAGCGTCTTTTTTGCTAAACGGCGGATTTGAAGCAAGAATGTCCCATTTTTGAGGTTCGTAATCAAAAAAGTTCTGTCCATAGTCAATATGGCTATAAATCACTTTATTCCCATTGTTTTCCAAAACACTGACAAACGCAGACCATTCTTTGTCAAACGGACACCAAATAATCTTATTGTCTGGAATAAATTCTAAGAGAGGTCTTACGGCATACCTTGGCGTATACTGTTCATCTCCGTTTTTTGAACTGTCAGATTGTAAATATCCTATATTTTCTGCCACAAGTTATCACCTCACATCCATACGCATTCTTTGAACTGCTGGGTCTCCATCTGAAACGTGATGTCCAGTGACCCTACGTTGCCCTCTTTGTTCTTTTCAAGCGCAAAATGATAATGCGGCTCTGGCCGCTTTTTCGTGGTCACGTTCTGTGCCAGCAGAATGATTGCATCTGCGTCCTGTTCAATCTGTCCGCTCTCTCGCAGGTCTGCGGCAGTCGGTGGAATGCCTGTTCTTGCTGTCTCTCGATTGAGCTGTGCAAGAGCCACCACCAGCGTTCCTGTGGACTGTGCGAATTCATGCAGTGCCATGCTGATCTCCGTGACGGCACTGTATCGGTCTTTCGCTCCGGCTTGATAGATAAGCTGCAAATAGTCGATGAACACCACTTTTGCCTGCATCCTGATGGACTGCGTTCTAATCCATCCAACGCCCTTACCGGCAGCGGAGCGGACGTACAGCGGATATTTCTTGATGGCTGCCAGTCGGTCAAGCTCGTCAATGCTGACGGTCTTGTTTTTGACCGTGTGAAGTGGTACGCCTAGCTGGTTTGCGATAATACGAGCGTAGAGGGTATCAGGGTCGGTCTCTAGGCTGAAATACGCCACCTTGCGTCCGTTCTTGGCTATTTCACAGGCAAGTTGCAGTGACAGAGCAGTCTTGCCGGCAGATGGCCTTCCGCCGATCACAACGAAGTTTCCCGGAACAAGATGCAAGTTGTTGTCCAGCACTTTAAGCCCTGTGCTGATATACTCCGGCTTATCGTCCAGCTTGCGGATGTAATTGTCTATGCCATCGCACATTGGGATGAAATCGCTTCTCTCGTTGTGCAGGTTTATGGCTTCTCCTAGCTGCTCATAGATGCCTGTCAGGTCTGCGTATCTGGTCGAGCCATCAACGATTTTGAACGCAAGTCCTCTGGCTCTGGTCAATGCTGCCTGTTCCTTGACGATTCTAGCCCAGCCCTGTATCATGTCATGGGTGACGTTTCGGATGAACTCTGCACCGAAGGCATCCAGACATTCACCCATTGCTTTCTTGCAGTTATCGTACCGCCCCATGACTTCTACCGGATTCCACTTGTCGTTGTGCTCCCAATAGCCACGAATGGCAGCGAATGTTCTTTGCAGTTCAGGGCAAAAGTCTTCAATCTCCAAGTCCTGCAAAATATCGGCGTATTCCGAGAACGTGAGGACTGCTCCCAGCAAGATGTATTGGGTCTGATTTTCAATATTCACCGCAGAAAGTCTCCTTCGTCAGGCAATTCAGCCATCGTCTGCTGATAGCCACCGTTCCAGTCCTTCACGTTACGCATCCAGTTTCGTGCAGCAGCTTTCCAGTCCTTCATGGGCGACTTGCCGACCTTCCATCCATTTGCTGTGAAGTGGTCAACAAACCGCTCTGCTTCCAGTTCCGTGTAGCCCTTTTCGGAAAAGTAGGCTTTGGCTTGTTCGATAGTCGGTGCCTTGAAGCGTTTGACTTCGTTGGTATTTTTCTTTTCACATTTTTCTTTTTTATCAGATTCAGATACAGAATCAGATACAGATAAGGCATCGTTTGCATCCATTTGCATATTTTGCATACCAGTGTATGCGTTTGCATCATTGGTATGCGTTTGTATGCACTTGCATTTTTCATCGTTCCAACGCTTATTTGCACTCCGTCTGTTTTTCTCGATTCGCTTCTGCCTTTTCTGTGCATTCATATCATCGAACGCCTTAACAACTTTCCAGAGCATCCGCATAGCACGGTCGTTGTCGTATGCTGGCTCAAGTCTGGTCTCAACGTATTGTGCATAGTTTCGGACAAACGCTCCAAATTCCTCGTCTGTCAGCTCGTCCATCGCATGAACGTGTTCCAACAGAAGAATCATTGATGTTCTAGGCTTGTGTTCCTGCTCCATATTCAATCCTCTTTGTAGCGTTTGTTCCATGCTTCGATGGCTTTTTCCTTGCCAAATGTTACAGAAGTGCTCACCCCGCATTTTCCGCAGACTACCCAATTAGCCATGTTAATGTCAAGTGGATGAAGCGCTTTTACAGTCGGCGGTTCCGCACCGCAGAACGGGCATCTCTTGAGTTCTGCCATTTTATAAATCCCTCTCTCGTTCTCATAATTCGTTTGCAACACTCATGTAGCTTTGCGCCTTTACGGTATACAGGTCGATTATGTTTCTGCTTAATGTAACCGCACTGCGTTTCGGACTGTCTGATAGCATTTGCAAGCTGTTCAAGTGATGCAGCGCATCGGTTCATTGCTTCTGTTAATGCTTCAAATCCATCCATATTTAGACCTCCTTACGCATACCATTTCGGCGCTTCATTAAAGATTTCCACGCCTTCTGTAAAGCCAAGCCTATCTAAGGTTTCGCACATAATGCCATCCATCACTCCATGCACACGCTCCTCATCATCTCCGTATGCTCTGTACGCTTCTCGCATGGCAGCCGTAAACGAGTCAATCATATCTTGCGTAATAACGATATTGTTTTCCATAAGCCCTCCTACACCATCGGAAACGCCATCCAATGCGTCACCGTCACGTCTTCCGGCAGTCTCTCGCCTATCTCGTCCCAGAACTGACCGTCTGCATAACAGCCTAGAAAGTACGCTGTTGGCGAGAAACCTTGCAACATTTTTCCATCTTTATCACGCCACATTGTCTTAGTCGCAAGCAACAAAGGCTGTGTTCGCTCTCGTGGCTGTTCGCTTGCCGGATGCCAATGTGTGTTACTCATAGGTCGCATCCTCGCTCATTTCTGCTCCACAATTCGGGCAATAGCTGAAGGTTGCATTCTGCCCTTGTTGTGCCACAAGGCAATGACTGCATTTCATCCAACTATGACCCATTGTCGACCCAAACATCCAGTGCGCTCTTTTATTAGCTTTTAATATTTCTCTTCGCTCATCGTAAAGTTCCAATAGCTCTTCCCCAACAATCGAAATCGGTTGGCGCATCTTCATAAGCTTTTTCATATCATATCGTGCAAGTTCAATGGCACGGTCTACTTCTTCTAAAGTTCTCATTTGTGTAAGCCCTTTCTCCCTTCAATCTCCATCCCACACGCCGTCAGGTCGCATCTTTGCAAACGTCAGCAGACCGTACAGCGCACGTTTGGCGTTGCCCTCTGTGGCGTTCCAGTAGTCGCTATCGTCTACATCGTCACCTAGTGCGGAGATGGCCTTTTCAAGCATCGGAATGCTCTCTGCGCCTGTTTTGCCATAGATGGAGCGGATGCCCTTGCCACCCAACACATCATCACGACGAAAGTGCTTTCCATAATTATAGGTGATATTAAGCCACAGTTCCTTTGTCCCTCCAATGGAACGAGTACCGCCAGCAACAAAGTGCATATCATCCACTTCAATCGTTTCATGCGTTACGGGGTCGCAAAGTGAAATATCATAGCTCATTTTCTCTTTTCTCCCATTCTTTGCACACATCTTCCGGGTCTGTAAAATCAGCTCTGCGCTCCGACAGGCCGTTGTAACAGACTCAAGAAAAGCTATCGTGCCATTTACAGGTGGAGCAGGACTTGTCCACAGTACGACAGAGAAGCTTTCCTTTACTATCCAGCAGGACACCGTTGCCGAGCCTCATCCCATCACTCCTATTTTCCAGTTCAAGCCTACGCTTCCTGATTTTCTCTCCCGTTGTCATACTCTTCCAGTTCCTTTCTGATTTGCTGGCGTTCAATCTGCTTTAGTCTCGCCTTTGCCAGCTTGCGGTTGTCAGCCTTTCGGATAGCCCAGTTATTGCGGTGGTTTGCCCAGCAAGCGTATCTATGGCTAAATTCGCTTTGGTCGTACCATCCCTTGCCAATAAGCCCCTTATAAGTCTGCTGACGTTTCATCTTTCTTCTCCCATTCCTTGCATCCATGTTCGTCCCACACAAAGTCTGCAACGTGTTTTGACTGGTCGTTCACGCACACGCCCTCCGGCTCTGCGTACCATTTGCAAGAGCCACAGGACGGCTCGGATTTGTTCTTGCAAGGTTCTGCCGTGCATTAAATAGCCTTGCCAGCAGAAAACTGTTTGATGCCCATGCAAGAGCAATGTTCGGCGGTGCAGTAGAAGTTCATTCCTCTATCTCCTTCCATCCGATAAACTCGCATAAGCCAATAGTGTTATTGGCGCAACGATGAATGAGAACCTTATCGTTTATTTTGAATTTTACGATAAACCCAATCTTACTTTCTCCCATTTCGTCTTCGAACATCCAATCCACAATGTCTTTATTGATTCTTACATCGTCCTCATCCGTAATGGTTGCAAAACACTGTTTGCATCTATAAAGAGCGCACTTTTTCATAATCTTTGCCCTCTCTTTCTCCTTCTGTTGGAATTGAACCGTCCGATCGCTCGCTTATACTCCTCATAGCACTCCGGGCATAAGTCGCCTGTGTCCCTGCGCCACGCCCAGCCTTTGAAGTATTCGTCAGGGTTCATCATCCTGCCGCCAAGAACTGCTCCGCAGCGGTCGCATACTCGCTTGTGGTAGATTCCTCTGTCAGTCTGCATTAGTCGTCCTCCTCAAAACTCGGCGCTACCCTTGCAACATATTCAGTTTCGGAGCCTTCTGGAAATGCAAGTTTAAGGCTTCCACCAATCGGCTGATTATGCAAAGGGTATATGTCGAGACCGTTCATTGCGACTTTCGCTGCTTCTTTTTGAGTAGAAGCGTGAACAAGTAAATATCCACGTTCTCTTCATTCAACAGGCACTTTATACAATCCCATGTTAGTCATCCTCCCCAACATCCTTGAACAGGATTTCTTTGTCCGCTTTCCAGTCTTTGATTTTGCACGGAATATGTTCCCCATCAATCAGCTTTTGTTACGACTGTATCTGCGCCATTGACAGTAACCCATCCATGCTTCAGTCTGGCTTTAGCTTCTTCCATCTGAATCAGTTCGGGAGTGATGGATTCCGACACGATACGATTGGATTCTGCTTCTGCCTGTGCTTCGATCACTTTCACATCGGCTTCCGTCTGAGCCTTCACCTTGTCCGTCTCAGCCTGGGCAAGAGCAGTCTGCTTGTTCAGTTCAGCAATCTCTGCGTCCTGTTTTGCTTGTTCTTTCGCTCTAATTTTTTCAGTGAGAGTATCATCCAATTCCACGTCAATCACGAGGGCACTCGAAACGTTGATTCCGTATTCATTGGTAAGTTTTTCATTCAAATAGCTTGTGATTGCATTGTTTACTTCCGTTTTCTTTTCGGAGTAAATGTCCATTACAGAAAACTGTGGCGTAACTTCCTTGACGTAGGCGATAATGCTGTTCTGAATACGGCTTTCGACAAGCGTTTCACCATCCATCCCATTAAAACGGCTGTAAAGTTCAACAACACGGTCTGGAATGAAGTTATAATTTACGGTAAGGTTTACTCCAACCATTCCACCGCTTGCGGGGGCATCAATGTGCCAATCTGCGTGTTCCTTTGCGTTATAATCTGCCGGGTCATCCGAAAAAATAAGTTGCTGCTGGCTGATAGGAAACTTGCTAACGTGTTTCATGGGAGAAAGAAAGTGCCAGCCCTGCGACAAGGTGTTCTGCTCAACGCCTCGTGCCGAATAAACAACTCCAACATAACCAACGGGCACTCTCTCCAAACATAGCAAAAGAACCACTGCAACAAAAAACGCTGCTACAACAGAAGAAATAATAGTTGCTACCTTTTTCATGTTTTACTCCTTATCGTTAAAATTGTTGATAATCAAAAAGGCGACCGCCCAAGATAATAAAAAGAAAGCGATGAGTTCTTTCACTCCTCTGTCACCTCTTTATACTCTACGTCAATCTCCTTCGGCAAAGTCGTCTGATACTTCTGGGCAAGCTGCTCTACGCTTTGGGCATCGCCCAGCGGCTGTTCCGGCGGGGCAACGGTGACTTCTACGTTGTCACGCATACCAAAGTAGTTCTTGGCTCGGAAAATCCACTCTGCCGGGTTCTCCTGACCGTACATACCGTTGTATGCCCACATGGACTGCATTTGCAGAATCAGTTTTAGAATGTACTTCTGCTGCAAGCTGTCGTCACGGCGTTTGCCTGTCATAATCTGTCTCAGGCTAGGCCATTCAATGCCCAACACCAGTGCAATCCATTCTACAACAGGGGAGATTCTAGCTTCGATGCAAGCATCAAAGAAGAAGTCAAGGCGCTGCTGCACTTCAATGGGGTTGTTCATGTCCACGCTCGGAAGGTCGCCAAAATACTTGGCTGCAATCATGCCGATGATCTTCTTGTCCTCTTCATCACCGATTCTCGACTGCAAATCTCCTGTGTTCATCATCTTCGACTTCTCGATAGCTAACTCTTGCTGTTCTTTCACCTTTTTACTCACCTGTGAGCGGATAGATTTCCGTTTGTTAAGCATCTGTTGTTTCTTCTTCTCACGCTCTTTTTCACGTTTCGCAGCGGCTTCTTCTTTTGCCTTTTGCGCTCGCTTCTCACGCTTTTTCTTTTCCGCTTCGGTCAACGGCGGTCTGCCACGACCACGCTTCGGGGGTGTTGCCATGTATCAGACCTCCTTTGGCGGTTCTGGAAGATACGCCCAATGAGTTACATCTCCAAATACAATGTACTCGTCGCGCTCTTGCCATAATCCGTCATAAGATAAAAATGCAATTTCAATTCCGAACTTTTCTCTTTTTACGAGAACTTCTTTGTCTTTTTCTGGTAAAACTTTCTTGGCATCAAACCATATATTGGCGGGCTCAGATTTTTCCAATATGTTGGCTAAATCTAAAAACACATCTCCAATGCTATTTCTGATTTGTCCTTGTATGTATACGAGGGGGTTTTTGTTATTCAAAAACGACTTTGCTTCATTCTTTTTGTCAGCACCAACAATTTTCCACGCCACAATGATTGGGTCAACATCAACCAGTTTCACACTCTCACCTCTTCATCTTTGCTTCGATGTTGTCTAGCTTCCATGCGATTTGCCAGACTGCACAGCAACCGTCCAACTGCCGCCACCAAGCACACTTTTCTTTTTCGCAGACGCACCGACCAAGCGGATTGCTGGTTAACTTCATCGGGCAGTAAAGTTCGTTGTCCATTAGTACTCCTTTTCGATATGAACCCTTGCAACGCCGACCATCGCATCATCGGAGCAGCTCATAATCCTGCCGTTACGGAGCGACACGCAGTTATATATAGTGCCGCCGCAAAAGATGGGACTGCACGTAATCTCACTTGTCTTCATATTAAGTTCGCCTTTGTAGTAAAACGGCTCTCCTTCCTTGAGCGAATCAAAACGAACTCTCTGTTTGCCATGCTCTCCACGAATTTCCATGCTTTATCTCCACCCCATCACAACAGCCGTACAAACGGCCAGACACACGTTGACGAACGCCCAGACGAGCATTGCCTGACGTTCCTCAAACAGGTTGTCTACCATGCCCTTGATTGTCCGTTCGGACTGAACTACTACCGCCAGCAGGACTAAGCAGACCAGCCAGCGAGTTGCAAATTCAAACATTGTTATCCTCCATCAAATCGTACCAATGCTCTGACAGCCTTGCAGCGCCCTGCAACCGTGCGATAGCAAGTTGTTCCTTATCCATTAGCTCCACCTTTCTCTCAACTCTTTTTCGACCTGTTCTGACTTTGCTGTGATGTAATCCGCAAACTCGTCAGGGGTCATGTTCTCTTCTTTGAATTTGCCGACCATCTCCCAGTACCTGTCACCAATGCAGATGATTTTCTGCACCTGTTCATCGGTCAGGTCTGCATCGCACCGAAGGTTCTGAATCAGTGCGCCCCATGTGGCGGCAACGCCATCCAGAGCCATGCGAAAGCCGTACAACTGGTTCTGTCGTGCGATTTTGCGGAGGTTGGTCAACTTGACCTGTTTGCCACACAGAGGGCAGTTTCCAAATTTATTCATCCGACTGCTCCTTATTGGGGAAAAGCTCAAATGTAACTTTCAACTTCTTGTTTCCAATAACGCCCCACATCTTTTCGAGCTTCGTTTTGTCGGAACGCTCCATTTCAGTAATAAAATGAGACAGAACAGCGGAAACTGCTTCATCGGTCACATTAGACTTGCTTCTCCATAACTGTAATCCATCTTTCCGCTGCTTCATCATCGTTCCGGCATAGATGGTTCCGAATAGCCCACACCCAACATGATATTCAGCCATTTTTATTCTCCTTTGCTTCAAGGCGAGAGAGCCAACGTTTGTATTTAGCGTCCTCAATTTCAAGTTCTGCGTCCCAAAATTCGCATTCGGAATCGAGATCATCTCCAAACCAAGCATCGCATAAAGCTTTGACTGCGTTATTTATGTCTGCAATTTCTTCCGTCAAATTCGCTTCACACTCTGCAACGCTCTTCGGTGTCGGGTTCATTCCGTCCAGTGCCCGTCGCAGTTTCAATGCAGCTTGTGCCAGCTCGGATGCTTCTTCTGCCACCTGCGCCAAAATTTCGGTCTTGGGCAGAATGTCTGAAATTTTTTTACTCACTTCTGTTCTCCTTTCAGCCAGTCGTTGAGCGCAGCCATGCAAGAGGGGCAAAGAAGAATACTCCACCCTTCTTTCCCGCCAATTATTGGCCGAACTTCAATTTTTCCATTCATTTTGTTCCATTTGTTCCATTCTTCAAGCGTATACGTTTCGCCACACCTATCGCATACCATTGTCATTTTCTTTCTCCAATCTCTTTAATAGCGCATCCACGTCATACCGCCAATGGACACGCAGCCTTTTTGCTTTAACCTCTATCCCCTCTTGCTCTGCCCACTGCCAAGGGATGCTTTTGCGACTCTCGTTGTATCGAAACGCCAGAACCTTGCTGGCAGGAATTGCAAAGGTGCGGTTGACCGCTCTGTAATTGACTATCACATGGGCGGTCTGACCGCTGTACCCCATTGCATCCACCATGTCCGTGATGTGTTTTTCCTTGTGGTATTTGCACTTTGCCTTGTCGTACTTGCCGAGCACCTTTTCCAGAGGGATAGAGGGCGTTTCAATGGTTTTTAGCTCAAACAGGTGGTTCATCGGGTATCGGTACACAAGGAAGTCGCAGATGTTGTCGATGGAAAAAGACAGGTTCTCGTTGCCACCGTAGTAGGTGGCAGCACTGTCCTTCAGGCGGTAGCACCACGCATCGGATGGAACGGATGCTTTGAAGTCTGCTTCAAACTGTTTCCCGGTGTTCATTCGTTGTCTCCCGGAATTTTAGGAATTAGCATCCAGAACTTGACTGGGTTTTTATTGTCAATCCACTTTCCGTTTACAAACTTCCTTTTCCCAATCAGATTTTCCCAGATCAAAGAATCGTAAACAGCAAGATAAATTCCATCTTCTTTCGGTTGTTTGTCTTTTACATTTGTCCACGCAATTGATGGAGCGTTTTCAAGCTGTTCGGCAAGTGCCAAAACAAGGTCAGAAGCGGCGTCAAGGGCAACACCTTTATTGTATTCAGAGTAAATTCTGCTGTTCATAAGCGCTTTAGCTTTGGCTTTTTTACTGTTCCCGGTTTCCTTCCACCATTCAATAATCGGCTCTACGTCAACAAGTCTCATCCTCGTTCACCTCTAAATTCACTTCCGAGATACCGCTTCTTACCACGCTCCCGGTGCTTATCCTCGTAGTCACGGTGGTATACGCTCTGGCTGTGGTTCAGCTCATACACGAATGCCTTGCGCTCCTCGAAGTCTTTCTTCTCTGCCTTGTACTTCTCGCAAGTGTCGTGGCAAGCTTGGTGGCGTGATGTGCAGTTGAGACAACAGGTAATCATTCCAATTCACCCCCAAGTATCTGCCATAGCTTTTGCAACGCCCGGAAAAGTTTTTGCACGGCTCTTTGCGCGGTCAGTGGTAAACATGCCCTTGTGCTGTTCACTATGCTTGTGCGAGTAGGAACCAGACGGGCACCATGTCGCGGTAGGTTCTACGATGTTTGTCGGGTGCAGCGGCGGTACACCGCGTTCCCACAGTAGCGTTTTCTTGCTGTAAGGATGTCCGTACTCGTAGGGCTGGATTGCCTGCGTAGGCTTTGGGTAATCAAAAATCTTGCTGGGGGTAGGATTCTCAATCACCACTTTTTCGCAATCTGCCGCCCACACGGCAAGAAAAAGCGCCTTGCCGCACAATCCCTCATAATACCGGGAAAGATTGAGCTTTCCTCCCTTGTACAGGTGTCTTGCTCCCGCGTTGCTCGTCTTTGTGCAGGGGACAAATGCGATAATCATGTCCCAGCGGGGCACGTCATGCACGGTTCCGTCCATGGTCACGACCTGCCCTCCCTCGATAGCCTTTAGGCAGTCACCGAGAATATGCCATTCTGGATGTCCGCCGGACGGCTCAATCAGGTCGCAGGAATAGGCTTCGTGGCCTTTTGCGCGAAACGCTTTGCACACTTCTTGCGATTCCTCGCAGGCAATCAACACTTTCATATTTCCAAACGCCCGTCCAGCCAGATAGCGCAGCTCTTATATAAGGTAGGCGGTCAGTCTCTAATGAGCCAATGGTTTCCGTTTGAATCAATCCCGGTCTTGTAATTTCGCTTTTGGCGATTGTTCAAATACGCATGATTCTTTCCTAGAAAATTTGAAGCAGCTTTTCTTGTTCCAAAATAGTGGATTTCCCCCGTTGGAGAAATAAGAGCAACTTCTTTGCTGCATTTATCGTAAAGACCTTCTTGAAATCCTTTTCTTATGTTTTCACTTCTTGTTATCCACTCCAAATTTTCAGGTGTGTTGTTTGATGGGTTTCCATCAATATGGTTTACAGTCAATTCAGGCTTGTAACCATCAACCCAAGCCATTGCAACAAGCCGTGAAACAAGCATTGTTTTGTGTGTTCTATCTTTCCAAAGTTCTACTCTCTCGTCAGTGTAGCCTTTTGAGTTTCGGCATCTTTTCTCTTTTTTAGGCTGGATAATTCTTACTTGCCAAGTCCGAACTCTGCATCCACCAGAAAAAGTCGTTTTGCCCGGTGTGCTTCTGATTCTTCCAAGATTTGATGCTTGATAAAGCCCTTCATATCCCGGGATGTCTTTCCAAAGTTCTTCCATCAGTTCCTTTCTCGCCTTTTGTCCCGGTAGCGTAACCGTTAGTCAAAAGGGAAGGAACCATCGTCGTCAATCACAGAGAAGTCATCTGCGTTTCCCTGCGAATAGTTCTGTGGTGCATCCTGCGCCCGATCGGCGGGTTTGCTGTCAGACTTGCCACCGCAGAAGTCAACTTTGTTCGCCATGATTTCCGTTGCGGTGCGGCTGTTTCCCTGCTTGTCGGTATACTTCCGGGTCTGGATGCTGCCAGTCACCAGAATCAAGCTGCCCTTTTGAAACCACTTGGAAACGAACAGTGCCGTATTACCAAATGCGGTGCAGTTAAAGAAGTCGGTTTCCTTCTGGCCGCCACTCTGACGGTCGCAGGCAATGCTGAACGTGCAAACATCCTTGCCAGACTTCGTGACCTTAGCTTCAGGCGTGTGAACCAGACGCCCCTGAATTGCGATAGAATTAAGCATTGTTTAGCCCTCCTTCGGCTGTTTCTGGGCACAGTCCCAACACAGGACACGCCCAAAGCGTTTCTTCGTGCTTCTTGCAGTTTCCAGCGGAGTGACTGTGCGGTTGTTGTACTGAATAGGCTGCAACTGCTTTCCGCAGCAAGCGCATGGGGGAATGGTTTCCGCTTCCGTTTGCTTCTGCTCAGGCTTGTTTGACCTGCTTGTAGTCTGCTTCTGGTACTCGTCCGTGTCAGCGTCCTTCGTATCGTCAATGCAAAACAAACCGTTCAGAGCGTACTTTCTGGCGTAGCTGCTTGCAGTGCCGGTAATCTGCGAATCGTCCATGCCCTTCTTAAACTCAGGCTCACGAGCGTATGCAGTCACCGTGTAGGTGGCACCATCCTGCGATTCAACCGTTGCAGTGGCTTCGATGTAGTGCCAACTGTCAACGATAACAGGTTTGTCGGAAAGCCGCAGCACAAGGCTATGCGCTTTCAAGATGGGCTTGACCGCTTCGAGAATGTCCTCGCACGAGCGGTACTTGTAGCCGCCAAATTTGTTCATCTGCCCCTTCGGGGCTTTCAGCTCTGACTGAACAGCCATCAGAGCTTCATGGATTTTGCTGTTGTCCATACGTTTCCTTTCTTTGGCTTCATTCAGGTCTGCCAACTGCGCACGGAGGTCTTTCAGCTCTGCTTCCCTGTCCTCAATCTCGGACTGCAAGTCCTCAATCGCTGCCAGCCGGTCAGCTTCTTTGGCTTCTGCCATCTGCTCGTTGGTCATAAAGTACACGCCGTCCTCCGGCTCTGTCACGCCACCGAATCTGTCAAGGCCAATCATCTTTTGGTCTCCCTCTCTTTCGTTCTTCTTTGATTTGCAGTGCGCTGTACCACTGGTCTTTGTCGATTTCAATGGTAGACCACCGGTAGTTACATACAAGGCACTTTTTTCTGCGAACGATGCTGTCGGGGGCAGACCGGCTGTCAACCGTTGTGATGTTGTTGCTACCGCACATCGGGCATTTCATTGTACATCCCTCCACTCGTTGGTGTGGCCAGGAATGCGTTTTACTTTGCGATTTTCCTGTTCAATACGTTCATTTTCAGAACTGACACCAATGGCACATAAGACGAGTGCTACGGCGAGGAAACTACACGAAAGGAAAACATATCCAAACATCGCTACTGTGCTCTGACTTTTCTGGATTGCATCGCCGCATCCTACCGAAAAGATTGCTAACGCGATTCCAAGTGTACAAAGGACATTAGCTTTTAGGCTTTTCACTCTTATTACCTCCAAAACTCAGTATCCACGCCGTAGCCATTGCCATAGATACCATGATGATTCCACGGGCGGCTGATGCTCCTACCAGAATTCCGATGTGATGCACCATCCAGAAGTTCAGCAGAAATACCGCCAAAACCACTGCCAGTGCTATGCCCCACATCAGGGCAACTTCAATAAACGCTTTCATCTTGTCTCCTTTCATTTTTTGCCATTGCAAATCACGGCTATACCATGCTTTGCCTTTGCTTTTCTGCTCCTAGCTACTCAATTCCTTAGCCTATCGTTTCTATTCTTTGCCGTTGCCTCGCCTTGCCCTGCATTGCCTTTGCTTATCAAAGCTACGCCTTGCATCCATAGCCTTTGCTGTGCCGCTCATATCGGTTCCATGCAATTCCATTGCTCGTCTGAGCCTTGCTTCGCCATGCCTTTGCAAATCTCATCAAATCATCGCATCGCCATTGCCTCACCATACTTCGCTTCGCATCGCCCTCGCTACAGATTGCCTTTCAATGCTATTTCTTTGCAGCTCCTAGTGTTTCCTTGCCTTGCCTTTGCGCCACGTCTCAAAGCCGTGCCATGGCCATGCTGTTATCAGCAATTCCGAGCTGTGCCGTTGCGGAGCGAATCATATCGTGTCTATGCAATTCCATTGCGTATCTGTTCAATCCTTTGCATTGCCTTTGATACGCGGTTCAAAGCCACACTTTTCCATTGCTTCGCCTTTCATTGAAAAGCTGTGCCTTTGCACTTAGTTCAGGATTTCGTAAGAAAAGCGCCCCTTGCCGGAGTTTAAGTCCCTCGCAATTTTACTGTAAGAAATCTTGAGTGTACGAGATGCGCTACGGATTGAATTGTATTTTTCCCCTGTTTTAATATCCTTTATTGGTTTGCAGTGTGAATAGGCATAATTTTTGGGAATGTACCCATCTTTCAGCGCTTCTTTTATACGATTTTCTGCGTACTCCTTTCCTTTAGTTTCAGTCCATACTTTCAGAGATCCTCTCGGTATACCGGTTTCTTTTTCCCATTCTGCACATGGAAAAGATTTTCCATTTACAGTCAAAACAATTGTGATTCTGCGGTTGTTGACATTATCTTGACGAGTTGCCCACCTACAATTTTCAGGACAATAGTTTCCATTGTTATCGATTCGGTCTAAATCAAGTCCTTTAACCCATCCAGACGATAATGCCCATTCGCAAAAAGGCTCAAACTTCTGCCATTTGTTGCAAACTTGTATTCCTCTGGCTCCGTAGTTTTTATACGCAGAGCATTTTGGGTTCTGTGTGCGTTGTTTCATAGACTTCCACGCCCAATAGATTTCCTTATTTGCCTGTCTTAGCGTTTTTTCTCTCATTGTTTCCACTTATGATATTTCCTTAATCGTTCAAAATATCGTATGTAAACTTCCCGCGCCCACTGTTGCGCCACTGGCCGATACCACGCAAAGCGCCGTAGTCCAGCCATTCACGCACGACCTTCTCGTGAGAATCGTCCAGAAGAACGATTTCAAACTCGCAGGTCGAACCAGCGGGAATCTGCTCGCTGTTGGCAAGACTGACGCGCTCTCCTTGCGCTGTCTGTGCACGGAGTGGGCGCTGGCACTCGGTAATCTCGCCGTTCACATGAATGGGAATCATGCGGGGCTGAACGAAAATCAACCCATCAATGACCTTCTTGTAGGCCGTCAGCTTGCCGCTTTCGTTCACGGCCTTCTTCTTGCCAGTTTCGGTCTTGCCACCGATACGACCCAGCATACCGCAAGAATCCTTGAAGAAACCCTTGATCTGGTAGTCATACAAGATGGGTTCGCCGTTTTCGTTGCGAGGGAACACGGTCATGCCCTTATCTGCCACAGCATCAGCGCCCAGAGCAGAAACCTCGTCCTCGATGGTATTTGCATCCGGGGACTTGCTGGCGATGAACTCGCGTGCAATGTTCTGATTGCTAGGCCATGTGCCGAGAACTGCTTCGGTGAATGTGATTTTTACCTTGATTTTTTTCATTTTTGCTCACTCTTTCTTTCTCGATGCGTTCTAGCCGGTCTTTCTCCCGGCTGTGCCAGCGAATTTCTCGCTTGCCGTAGTATTTACCGTTCATCAGGGGCCTTCACCTTTCCCTGTGCAAGTAAAGTACTGTAATGGCCGTAGCTCATGCCATATCGTTTTGCGGCATCGTTCATCTGTCGCACGGTATACTTTGGAGGCTCGTGCTTTTGAGGTCTCGCACGCTCTAGCTCCTGCACATCCCAAGTAATTTTGAACTCACCAGATGCTTTTAGCTCATTCAGCTCTTTTTGCTTTTTGGCTTTGTACTTTTTGGTCAAAGCCTTGTTTGCATCTGCTGCACATTCAGGGTGATACTTCTGAGACCAGACCTTCCGAACCATTGGCTTCTTGCACCAAGCGCATAAAGCCGGTTCCGGCTTAGCCTTGATTCCTTTCTTTATAAGAGCCTGCCGTTCTCTGCGAACAATGATTTTACATTCTTCACAGTATTTCTTGCACGGATTTACAAGGCCAAGAAAGACACCGCAGCGCTCACAGTACTTTTCTTCCACGCTGCATCTCCTCTTTTAGCCTGGCTTCGCGATTGTGGCGTTCAAAGCACTGATTGATGGTTTTCTCCATCCAAAGCACCTTGTTGGCATCGTTTCTGGACACGCCAGCTGCCATTGCCAGCTTCAGTCTGCGCTTGCGGCTTTGCGCCTTACGAAATTTCGTCACCAGCACTCACCAGCCTTTTTAATGATGAACGCGGGCACGTTTCTGCCGGTAGCCCGACACAGGCAGACGCACTTGGCAACCCAAGTATCAAAAGAAGCAGAAGGGATGCAGCACGTTGCATTTCGCTTAAAACTTTCATCATCCGGTTTACTAAGCCAAATAGAAACCGCCTTGTAGCAGTACGCTTCCGTGACTCTGCACCATTCAATGCTGTACCCATCCAAGCACAACTGCTCCATAATCTTCATTGCCAGATGCTTCGCTTCGGCAATTTCATCTTCTGCCCACTTGAGCTTGTCTGCTTCGTAGACCTTGACCGCTTCGTCAATGGCAAATTTCGCATCGTCCGGGTGCTCAAGGTCTACCTTCAATGTCAAAATCTGTTCCATGTTCAGTCCTCCTTCTGCTCAATCTCCAGAATCTTGCAGATGCTCTGAATAATCTTCTCCGGCTTTCGCTCACCACGAAGAATCTTGTAGAGGTACGAATCATCAAGGAACAATCCAGTATCGCTTTGAACCGCCTGAATCAGCTCCGTTTGCTTCATACCTCGCTGCAACAGCTTCATCTTCACTTCCAGCTCAAAGCCAGAACGGAAGTTTTCTTTCAAAATTCCACCTCCATTTGCTAAAATCTATTGACAAGTACGGAAAGCTGTACTAATATAAGGGTGTAGAGAGTTTATATTGTACAGTGTTCTGTACTGCCCATGTCTGTATTATAGTACAGGCATCTGTACAAGTCAACTCTTTTGTACAAAATTCTGTGCATTTGTATACTTGCACAAATATGGGAGTGTTCTTATGTCGGACTTGTACAGCAACATCCACGCACTCTGCGAAAAAGAGGGCATCAAAGACGGAACCCTTTGTGCCAACATCGGGATTCGCCGTAGTTTTCTTTCCGAGCTGAAAGCCGGGAGAACCAAGAGCCTGTCCGCAGAGGTTCTTTCTAAAATTGCAGCCTACTTCAACGTATCGGTAGACTACCTTCTCACTGGCAACCAAAAAGAAAACCCGCCCCAGCAGCCGCAAAGTGAAGTTGATGCAGCAGTGGAGCGGATTAGAAAAAAGCTTGAATCTATGCCGAAAGAACAGCGTGAAGCTCTGATGAACCTGATTGAGAAGATGTGAGGAAACGGTTCTGACCCGGTAAAATAAAAACCCCTTGTGCCGGGCTGGTGTAGCTCTGCGCAAGGGGTTTTCTGTTATTCTAGGTCTAAGGCTTGCTCCGCTGCCGGAATCTTATCAGGATGTTCCAGCAGCCATGCAATAAATCGGTCAATCTTGGCTCTTTCCTGTTCACTCATTGTGGCATATCCTCCCGATCAGTAAAAATGAATGTTCATTTGATACGATTATACATCTTCTAGTTGTAAAGTCAATGCATTTTCAACAACTTCGTAAAAATCGAATATTTTCTTCGCATCCATTACTTTGTATCAGGGAAGCCAAAAATCGCAATGACAATGATTAAGAGCCACATTAAGTTTAAGTTACCCTTTGCTTTGTAACATTCCGTTGAGCATGGAACGAAAGGAGTTATTCGGTAAATCGTCCAGCACATCTGCTTTGACGAGAGCGTTTGTGCTGATGCTGTGCGAAACATTGTTTAGCTGCACAATGGCATCGTCCAAGTCTTTTACGGTTGCTCCACGCCGTTCCATTGACTGAAGGAAGGTTTTCACTTCTTCAAGAACAACAGGGTTTTCGGTTTTATAGAATCCGTTCGTAAAGTCCATCTTCTTCTCCTTTCACAGTTCCACAAGCTGTCCGTCAATGCGTTCGATGTTATCTGCCGGGTCGCGTCCATCGTCTAAGGCGGCTACGGCACGTTCCAGGATGCCTTTCGCTTCGAGGTAAGCATCTTTATCAGCTTCGTACCCAGAAAGGCTCAGGACAAGCTCCAGCGTCCGTCTGCGGGCGTATGGGACAATCAGAGCATCTACAGTTCGGTTCATTAGCTTTCCTCCCATGGTTCAGGTGTGTGTGACTGCCCATCGATAACGCTGGCGGGCATTCCATCGATGATCGGCATACGTTCATGGTTCCAGATTACAGCTTCTTTCATTTTGTATTTCCTTTCTATTTGGAATTTTTTGACAATACAGTTATACCACATCTCGCTGTTTCAATGGAACAGCGACTTTTTTCAATTATTGTTTCACATTTTGAACAATATATCAGTTTAATTTCTTTGCTTTTGTGTCATTTTGTCGAAAGAGGGGTATTTATGGATGATTATAGGATACGAGTGGCAAAAGTGTTAGAGATGGCAAGAGCGGAATCTGGGCTTAGCCAACAGAAGCTTGCGGACAAAATGGGTATAGGCCGAACATCCATCTTTCGTTATGAGCAAGGGACAATGACCCCAGATGCTTCTACTATCATAAAATGGTTTGTGTGCTGCGGTGTTGCGGCCAAGCCGTACATAGACACCTGTTTGCATCCCGGATTATTGGAAAGCCTGGCTGGCGATGCCAGCACCAAGAGAAAGAGAGATGCGCTGATAGAGCATATCAAAGAAGCCCATCCGCAAGAAATTGACTTGCTGTGCTATCTGATCTATGGCAATCACGGCTCAGATTACCTTGCCGTTCTGTGCGAAATGGTAGCCAACCTTCATACGACTTTGCGTGATCGTGTGTCTGTCTGCCGCACTGTCACAGGTCATTATGAAATGGCACAGGCCACCAAAACCGACCCAGACCCAGACGGAACACAACCCAATATGCAGATTTTGTATCAGGCACAGGACTGTGGGGAAGCTGCGGCGATGAAGCGAAACGATTCTTATACCATCAACGAAGAAAACATTTTGCGCTGATTGTCGAATTATCGCAGTTTTTGAAGAACATTTTGTCCACGTTCATCCACTTTTTGTGCACCTATCGGGCAAATTTGCCTTGTCATTCCGTCCCCCATAGTCTGTAAATCGACAGCATTTTCGCGGAATAAATAACGAGTTGTCGTTAATTTATTGTCTGTGATTGGTCGGCTTGTCAATCTGTCCCCCATAACACCGGCTTAAAAGTTTTTCATCCACTTTTTGTACACGTTATATAAGACTAATCATTACCGGGAATACTTTATTCAGCAAATGAAAGGTTGAGTTATCCACAAGCTGGAATAGAAAAACAAAGAAATTGTTGAAAATTATCGTCATCGCTTATTTAACGATGATATTTAACCTCTTGTTTATTTCTTGTTTAATATATAATAGGTAGATGGGGGACGAAATGACAAAGCATGGGGGACATTTTGACAAGTCATGGGGGACGTTTTGACGACCCTGTGGGGGACAAAAAGACAAGCCATGGGGGACAAAATGTATTGACTTGTCCCCCTGCCTGTGATATACTGCTTTTAGGCTAGAAAAGGAGGCGAACAGATGCCTAAAATATCCGACAACAACCTTGTTGAAAAAAGCAAATCCCTTGTGTGGGCAAAGTTTAGGGACTACACGGCAGGCGAGCTTCGGTTGCTAGAGGTTTACTTGTCAAGAATAAATCCGAGAGACCCAAACAGCAGCCGTGTGGAGTTCACTTTGGCAGAGTACAGAGACCTGCTGGGGTTAAAAAGCCTTGATGCACGAAGGATTGAGCCGCAGATCAAGCACTTTTTGGGCAACACTGTGTCGATTCCCATTGACAAAGAAAAGGGAACATTTGAGAGCTTTGTCCTTTTCACAAGGGCAAAACTGGACTATGTGCCGGAAACAAGGTCTTATGTTGTGGCAATCACTTGCAACCCTGACCTTCGCCCTATTTTCTTTGACATTGCTGAAAGCGGCTATGTTCGGTATCGGCTGCGTTACACGTCAAGAATGAAGTCTCAATACAGCATTTTGCTTTATTCGATTCTTCGGGACTGGTTGAACATGGACAGCAAGCCGCATGAAATCAGTCTGAAAAAGCTGAGAGAACAGCTCGGTGCGATGGAAGCAAGCTACGATGTTTACAAGAATCTCCGCAAACGAGTGCTTGACGTTGCAGTAGATGAAATCAATGCCGTGTCTGACATCGTAGTGACCTATGAACCGGTTCTTGTGGCACGAAAGGCTGTGGCGGTCAAGTTCAAGCCCAAAATTAAAGCGTCTGAGACGCTGATTGAAGCTCAGGCAAGCGAAGTGCCGGTAGAACCTCAAAAAGCCGTGAGAAAGCCCCGTAGAAGCGGATACGATGATTTTGATTGGTCTGTGTGTGACGAATTGGAAAAGCAGGACTGCATTGACGTGGCGAAGGTAGTTGAGAAGTGGATGAAGAAAGAGCATCCAGAAATCAAGCTGCCGAGACGCAGAGAAGCGGTTTACGACACGGTGAAGGCGGCGTATAAGGACATCTTGTCTTTGGACAGGTCTCCGTTCCCTGACAGACCTGTTGGCTATCTGATTAGAAGCGTAGACAAAGCGGGTATTGTAGACAAGTATATGCCTGCGTTTTATTCCATTGAAGCGCTTAACAGCAAATAAAGAAAGAGTGATAAAATGGCAAAAATCATAGCTGTCGCCAACCAGAAGGGCGGCACAGGAAAGACCACCACAAGCACCTGTCTGGCGGGTGCGTTGCAGTTGCTTGGCAAGAAAGTCCTGCTGGTGGACTGCGATGCCCAGTGCAACGCAACGGACACTTACGGCGCACAGACAGAGGATGTGTGCACCTTGTTTGATGTGATGACCCGGCAAGGTACGGTAGAGGAAGGAATCCAGCACTGTGAAGCTGGTGACATTCTGCCGTCTGATAATGCAATGAAGGACATTGACGAACAGCTTGTCCGGGACATAGGCAAGAACTTCCGGATGCGTGAAGCACTGGAATCCGTGTCTGCACAGTACGATTACATTGTTCTGGACACTCCCCCGCAGCTTGGTCTTGCGCTTGTGAATGCGCTGATCGCCGCCAACAGCATCATCGTCCCCATCACAGCAGACCGATACGCACTGGCTGGTTTGAGCCAGCTTTCGCAGACCATCGGCGATGTTCGCAGGTACTTCAACCCGACTTTGAAGATTGAAGGTCTGCTCCTGAACCAGTATAAGAGCCGTGAGAACTTGTCAAAAGAGGTTGTGGAGCAGCTCCCTGTGATTGCACAGAGCATGGGGACAAGGCTGTTGGACGTGAAGATTAGACCGTCTATGGGCGTTCGTAAGGCGCAGGCAGAGCGGCACAGCCTGTTTAGCGGTGATACGGCAAAGAGCACAAGCGCAGAGGATTTCAAGGCGTTGGCGAAGAAAATTGTAGAGGAGGATAAAAATGGAAAGCTTTGATACTATTGTAAGCGCTTTTGGACGTTGGAGCGATTATATGAGAAGAAGGGACATTGAAGAATTTGAAACATATCGTCATAAAGTGCTTAGGGACGAAAAAAACTTAGGATTACACGTCCAAACGGAGGAAGATGAATGAAATCAACCAGCAAAAAAACATCCGGCTTGTTGGGCGGGTTTGACTTCCAGCCTGTTTTTTCGGAACAGTCATTAAGCCGAAGTGAGCCAAAGGAAGAAGAAGTAAGCCAAGCAAAGCCGAAAGAAGCCGAACAAGCACCGATTATGCCAAGTGAAGCCACAGACGGCCATACACAGCCTAATGAAGCGGAATTAAGCAGTATTAAGCCGAAGCAAGCCAAAGACAGCGAAAGTCAGCCAAATGATGCCATGTTAGGCGAAGATAAGCCGAAGAAGCTGAAACAGGCAAAAGAAGTGCAGCGTTTGATTGAACAGGGCAATATTCCCGGCGCACTGGCTGAAGCTGGCTTGACAAAGAAAAAAATCCCGATGCCGGAATCGCATCAGGGCGTTGCAAGCGGTGACGGGAAGCGTTCTAAGCGCATTACCATCCTTATGAGCGAAGAAGAACGCAAGTACATCAACCGTGAAGCTAGACGGCACGGAATGACCATCGGACAGTATGTGTACGCTCTGGCTGCTGCGGCGGCAGAAGGAAAGATTGAATTGGAAGATTTTCTCGAAGATTGAACCAAAAATAAAAAACACGCATTTTCTAACGAATTGACGTTGAAATGCGTGCAGTTTTCGGGCTATTGACATTCATGCTAGCAAGTGTTATACTATTATTGCTAGCCAACAAAGGAGGGATTGAGTTGGCTAAAAGTAGCGCAGAGTATTATCGAAAGCGTCGTGAAACCATCGGTCAGTTCAGTGTTCCAATTCCGAGAGAGAAGCTCGATGCTTTAACGGCAAAGTTAAAGGAACAAGGGAAAACAAAGACCAAATGGCTTAACGAGATGATAGATAAAGAACTTGAGCAATAAAAAATCCCCTAAACTGTTCGTAACTTGGCGGTCTCAGACAGTTTAAGGGATTACACTCCATACAACTATGGATGATAAATCCATTATATCATCTTCATGGTTGTATTACAAACAATATTTTGTGGTAAAGCCAATGAACATTCCAGCAACGAAAGAAGAGATTCTCGAAAATTTCAAGCAAAACAGCAACGGCCGTCCGCTCAACAAGGATGATTATGAGATTGCAGAAGCATTATCTCGAATCACTTACAAGGCGTATGAGGTCGGCATGGAAGATGCCAAACAGTTAAATATGGAGGATATGATGGATAACAAGAGATGTAACGCACTCCACGTTTTTAAGAGCAAGGCCTTTGGTCAGCTTCGCACAATTGAAGAAGATGGTAAGATTCTTTTCTGTGCTTCTGACGTGGCAAAGGCGTTGGGATATAGCAATCCGAGAGATGCAATTTCCCGCCATTGCAGGGGTGTCGTGAAACGCGACGCCCCTACACAGGGAGGAGTCCAAGCAATCGCTTTCATCCCAGAAGGTGACGTTTACCGTCTTATCACACACAGCAAGTTGCCCGGCGCAGAGAAGTTCGAGAGTTGGGTTTTCGATGACGTTCTTCCGTCTCTCCGAAAGGATGGCTATTACAGTCTTGCCCCACAGGAGAACAAGCCCGACACGCAGAACGATGCAGTCTTGCAAGTGCTGATGAAAAACACGGAAGTCCTGCAAGCAATCGTTCAGCAGAACCAGCAGATTATGATTGCTCTTACCAACCTGTCTGTCAGCGATGCAAAGCACGCGATGGAGATTCAGCCTTACACTTCCCATCAGGGGCAGAAGGGTGACGGCAAACGTAGCAAGCGAATCACAATCCTTATGAGTGACAGTGAGCGGACGTTTGTTACGAGAGAAGCACGCAAGCACGGATTCACGGCAGGGGAATACATCTACAACCTGTCCGTTGCGGCATCAAAAGACCAGATTGACTTAGGCTGATTTGACGGCTGAATTTTCAGCGTTGATAGTAAATAAAGAGGGGGTGTGCCCAAAATTGGGCAGACCCCCTCTTCTGTTTTACTTATCAGCAATGCAATCCCAGTAGAGATATGCTTTTCCGTCCACAGCGTCCGTGTCATCAAGGAACGCCTTTGCCATGTCAGCGTAGAAGCCCGGAGTGTCAACGGACTGGCGCTTTGCGACCTGACAATAATCCGAGTACATCATGTTCATGACAGCCCAGAAATCGTTCGGGTCACAAGTGATATTGCGCTGTTTGGCAACATCCTGTGTCTGTTCCAGCGTCCAATGACAGCCTTTCGTGCCGTCAGCATTCACCATGCTGTCACACCATTCCTCTGCTTCATCGTGGGTGAGGTGCTGGCGGGGCATCCTGATAGAGCGGCTGTCTGCACCGCCACGTTCGTACTGTCCAGACCGTTTATCCCAGTCGCCGTTCTGCGAGAAGCCAATTTGCGGCATTCTGCGCCCATTCTCTATGTCAGGGTAGCGGGGGATAGGGTAGGGGTCGATGTAGCGGTTCTCCTCCTGCGGATAGTAAGGATAGCGGTCGTTGCCGCCTTCTAGCTTACGCAGACGGCGTTCCAGCTCACGTTCCCTGCGGTCACGCTCTTCCTCAAGGCGGTCACGTTCCGGCTCACGGTTTTTCTCGTGGTCACGGAGCATCATCATGCGGCGAAAATTAGTCTTGCCCATAATCTATACCTCCTCAAGAAATGGACGCAGGCGCACCAGCGTGGGAACGGCAGAAGCAGCCTAGATACTTGAACGTGCCTGTGCCGGTTGCAGACGTTGCTACACGGGTAGCGTAGCGGGTGCGGGTGTGGATGCTCTCAGCGGTCGCCTGAGCGCAGTTGCAGTCGGTCAGAGGGTATGCGGTCGTGCCTGCGCCAATGGTAATAACCACAGGGGCATTGATGGTGGTCGTGTCCGGCAAGCTCTGAGCAACCACGATACAATATTTTTCGCCCGCAGCGTAAGACCCGGCAGGGATGTTGATAGTCAGCGTGTCGTTGGCGAACGTGACCGCCTGGCTGATGACCAAGTGCGGGCAGAGTTTGCAGCTTGTTTTGCAAGCCATAGTGTTTTCCTCCTATAAAATCAGGGGCAGAGGTGTCTTACCCCTGCCCCGATGGTTCACCCGGTGTTATCGGGGAGTGTGTAGGTTAGCAGCCGCAGCAGCAGTTCACGCCCACGTTAGGGTTTGCCACCTGATAAGCGGGAATCGGACGAGGATTGACCCGATTAAGGATGGTATCGGTCTGCTGGGACATCACAGTGGTCAGAAGCGCATTCTGACGATCCTGAGAAGCGGCGAACTTCAGGTTCTGATTCTCAGCGGTCAGAGTGGCAATCTTATCCTGCGTGAAGTAGTCCATCATGCTGCGGAAATTGGCGTTGCAGTTGTCCACGATGGCGCGGGCGTTGTCTGCGATAGCCTGACGTGTAGCGCAGTCCTGCTGTGCAATGGTGTACTTCAGGTCGCCGATGAGCTGCTTGTTCTCGCAGCAGCAAGATGCAAGTTGCGTGGAAAGTGCGGTCTGACCCGCCTGCCGTGCGTTGCCCTCCTGCATGATGGCGAGGCTGATGGCGTTGTCGCCGTTGGACACGCTGCGTTCCAGACCGTTCACGAGCTGTGCGTTCTGGTAGCCGAGCTGACAGATGGCGCTATTCACGCCCGCAAAGCCGTTTGCGATGTTGGCGTTCACGCCGTTCATCTGCACCAGCTGGTCATAGCCCAGAGAGCAGATGCCGCTCTGGATGCCAGCCAGAGAACGGGAAGTGTCCTGCTGGTAGAAGCCCTCAGACAGCGCCGCGCGAGTATCTGCGCCACCCTGACCAGTTGCGCCAGTGCCGACCAGATAGGGGATGTAGCTGTTCATGCCGTTGTCACCACCGTTTCGACCGTAGCCGTTTGTACCCCAGCCGAAGATGATGGCGAGGATGATAACCGCCCACAGACCTTCGTTGCCGAAAAATCCGCCGTTGTTATTGCCGCCGTCCTGCCCAGCCAGATAACCAGTTGCAAAATCGTCCATAACAAAACTCCTTTCAGTTTTGCGTTATGCCATCCCACCGCCGTGTGCGGTGGGCGAAGCCAAATAAAAGCGGTTTTTATCAAGTCCGCAAAACTGAGAAGCGTTTCGCTTAGAGGGATGCTTTACCGGGGCAGCGTCAGGTTCAGAGCACTTGCCAGTTGATTCAGGTCGATGCCCCGCTCTTTGGCGAGGTTCTGCGCCATCGTTCGGAGCTGTGCTTCGTTTTTGCCCTGAATCAGGTTCAAGCCCTGCATGATAGGGGCGTTTTGCCCGCTCAACTGCTGGATAAGCCCCATAGGGTTCTGTCCGGCACGAGCCAAATTTGCAAGCTGCATGATGGGGCTGTGCGTAATCACATCAAACGGAGAGGACATTGTTATTCTCCTTTCTTCGCAGCGGCAGCGGGCTTTGAAAAGCTCTTCTGCCACTTTTCCAGTTCATCCAGCCTGTGGACGAGGGCGTTATACTCTTCAATAGGCACATACTGCTGTGTCGGTGCAGCAGTCTGCTGTGCCTGTTGCGCCTGTATCTGCCGCCACGCTTCCGGGCTGTAAAATTCCTGCACATAGGATTCACAGGTGTCTGGGTTCAGCCGCTTGCAGTAGATCACGCCGCTGCGCAAGTCTGGGCAGTAGGTCGGTCTGCCGTACAGGTCAGACGGTATTGCCAAAAATTCCTCTCTGCTGGAAACAGGTCTGCCCAGCAGCCAACCGCCGTCCTGTACCGACTGCTGAACAGGCTGCTGCCCATTCATCGGCTGCGGACGCTGCTGCTGTGCCTGTGGCATCTGCGTGTTTGGCAGGGGAGTGGCAAGCCCTACCGTGCCCATGCCGCCGTAAGGATTGACAGGCTGCTGCGGAACGTAGGGCGCTCCGGGTGTTGGGTAATAGCTCATGGTTCATCCCTCCTATTGCACTCAGTGTACCGCAAGCGCCCGGAACGAGAGACAACGAAAGACAAACGAAGGACAAAAAGCTTGATTAGAACTAATACAACTAATACAAAATAGACAAAAAAGAAAGGCAAAGTTTGGTGGCTATGCCTGTATCACTTGTATCAGTTTTGTGGTATAATCAGTACAGTAAAAAATAAATGGAGGGAACAAACATGAAAAATACCACCATCCAAAATCTTGGCAAGCTGTACCATTTGCTGGATAAAGCCTGCAACCCCGACCGCGTGAATCAGGCAGACCTTGACAACGCTACGAGATTTCCCGTACGTGGCGTGATGATGAAAATTACGCTGGCGCACAAGCTCCACAAGATGACCCCGGAGCTTGACAACGCCTGCGCTTACGTCCTGAAGGATGTAGACCTCGAGGACGTGGATAACAGCTTTGCGCTCAAAGCATTGCCGTTGCAGCAGCAGGGAATGTTCCAAATCGGATATATGTCACCCGATTATAAGACACTCGGCGTGTCTGCCGTCAAAATCAAAGTCGCCCGAGAAAACGCCGGGCTGACTATTCGTGCGTTGTCGGAGAAGACCGGATTGTCTACCGCGACCATCCAACACGCAGAAGCCAGGAAACCTATTCGGATGACCACGCTCAAGAAAATTGCTGCGGCCTGCAACGTATCAGTAGAAGAGTTGCAAGGGTAAAAGAAAAGCGCCCACACGGAAAAATCCGCATGAGCGCTTAACTGTTAAGGGCCTCACATTGGAAGCAAAAATAAAATATCACGTTTTGACTTGCAAGACAAGAGTTTCGACAGAACTAGTGAGAATAAAACAAAATCCACCAGCCTAAAAGCTGATGGATTATAAGTGAGCGAGTAATCGCCCTGCCACCGAAGTGGCAAAATTGCGTCTCCCGCATGGTACGCACTATAAGTAGGCGAGCGGGAGACTGGTCGGCGCCTATCTGGCAACCGCTTTTTTCATTCCCAGATAAAGCACTGGGCTAGCTGGCAAATATCCACCCTAATGCGCTTCTTCGAGAGACCGGGTGGATTTGTTGATATAATTATACCACAATTCGTGCAAAAAGAAAAGCGGCAAGCTCTGGAATAGCCTGCCGCTTTGTTGCGTTTGTAGAATCAGCCTTAAACATGCGTCCTACATACACTCAGCTCGTAAAAATATTATATCACACATTCAACATTTTTTCAATGCCTTTCAGCCGGTAGCCTATCGCCGTCCGGCTGTAATGTGTCTGCGTTGCAATGTCCGGCAGCGGGAGCCGCTCAACGTACCGCAGTAAGGCTATCTTACGGTCTACCCTCCCAAGCGGTGCGCTTTTGATGGCGGCTGTCATTTGCTGTCGGTCAAGTCCTTGCAGCGCAGCGGGCAGCACTACGCGAGCCGCCGCCACAGGCAGCACCGAGCCAGAAGGGCTGCGGGAGCTGTCCGGCGTTGCGCACCATATTGCCAAGCACGGCGAAACGGTGACAAAACGTCACCATTTTGTTGACGTTACCAAAATCGCAATGAGTTCGACTTTTAACAGCTAAAAAGTTGAACTCATTTGCTAAAATGGCCGTTTTGGTCCACTTTTGGGAATGTGTAGTGCTGCTCATAGTCTTACTCCTTACTCAGTGCCGCCTTCATGCGGTCAAAGAAAAACTGGATCACTCGCCCGATGGTCTCATCAGTGATGGCCCAGCTGATGAGCCTGCCGTATTTGCTGGCGCTCAGAGCGGCCCGGAGCATCTTGACGACCCACGCCTTGCGCTCTGCGCCGCGCTTTGTGCCCTGTATCTCCTGCTCGGCCCGCTCGATGAGGTCCAGCACCAGAGGCTTTACCGCTGCACCATAGCCCAGCCGGATACAGCCCAGGGCGTAAAAGATAAAGCCTCCCAGCATCAGCACTGCCGCCACCGGGGCAGGGATAAGGTCAAAAAGCTTAGTTGCCAGTGCTTCCATGATTGGTCACTCCTTTTAACAGATAGTTGTCGATGTCGGCGCGGCTCTTCTGCATCCCCTCGCGGTTGTTGCCGGACAGCTGCGCGTCCAGCAGATTGCGCACCCCGTCGAGGGTCAGACGGCTTACCTCGTCGATTTCGTCAAAGCGGCGCTGGTCACGGGCGAGGGCCTGCGTGTGCTGAAGCTGGCCCTGCTCCAAGGTGCCGATGCGCTTGTCCAGCTCATCCAGCCGCTTGTTCTGCGCGTTGTCCGGCTCCTGCGCCTTTTTGATGTACTTGTGGATGATTTCCAGCACCTTGTCGATGGTGATGGCTGCAGCGCACAGGCTGCCCAAGATGCCCAGCACCCACAGCAAAGCTTCTTTTTCGGTCATTTGCCCTCCCGAAGACGGGTCAGGCCCTTCTTGCGGATGATTTTGGGGTAGTTGATGGTGGTGACGTTGAGGTCTACGTTGCCGGAGATGCCCGGCACGTTGCCCTTGCTGGTGTGCTGGTGGGCGTTGTAGTTAAACGTCACGTTGGGCGTTTTGCCGGTGTAGTCGGCCAGCCAGATGTCCCACCGCCCGGCCAGACGCTCCATCTCAAGGAAGCGGTTGGCATAGCTCGTGTAGGTGTAGAGCTGGGCGAAGAACCCCATCTTCTCGATCTGCTCGAGGTGGTAGGCCGCGAGGTTGGTCAGGTCGTTCGGCTTCAGCACGGCAAGCGTTTCATCTTCCATGTCCACCGCCACCGGCATGGTCAGTTCCTTGCCCCACAGTGCCTGCCGCAGTGCAGCCAGCTCTTCGTCAGCCAGCTTCTCAGTGATGGCGTCGGTGTAGTAGTAGACACCAATATCCAGCCCTGCCGCTTTTGCGTTGACATAGTTATCCTCGAAGGTGGGGTCGATGTAGGGAACACCGTTGCGGTTCCCTATGGCCCGCAGCATCACGCCTTTATAGCCTGCCGCTTCTACCTGCACCCAGTCCCCCAGTTTGATGATCCCTTGCCACCGGCTCACATCGATGTACCGGTAGGGCGGGTCGCCCTCCCAGCCGGTGACGGCCTCTGCCCCGGGGGGTTCGGGAGGTTCCGGTGCGGGCTTTGCCTCTTCGGCATCCTGCTTGTCCCCCGGGCCAAAGAGAGCCCGCACCAGCTTTTCCAGCAGCTCCAGCAGTTTATCCATTGTAGTAGTCCTCCCCCGTGATCTCTTTGTACCGTTCTGCGGTGATCTCGCCCTCGGCCACCCGCTTTGCCAGCTCCCGCTTGACCCCGGCGCGGCGGCTTGCGGGCATCTCTGCCCAGGTCTTGGTGCCTGCGGCCAGTCTGTTTGCCCAGATTTTATCCATATACTACCTCCTTACTTGTTGACAGCGGCATCCAGCTCGCACAGCGAGTCCTCGATAGCCGCCAGTCTCTCATCAGCGGCCATATCCTGCTCGCAGAGGGCGTCTTCCATCTCCGCAGTGGTCTTCGCCGCCTGCTCTGCCAAAGGGCCGGTCTTGTCGGTCATCCGGTAGTGGCGATCGATTTCGTACCAGTCATAGCAGCGCCCTTCCGCGTCCTCCGCGCTGCGCAGCTTGCGGACGACGCGGAAACTGTCGGTGATGGTCTGGTCGGGATACTCCCGCTCAAGCTGGTGGTAGCCGGTCAGACCGGTGTGAGCGTCGCCGACGGTCTTTAGGACCTCTGCGCCGCCCTCTGTGCCAAAAACATAGTCCACGTCAGGTTCTCCTTTCTCCGATGCTCTCGGACGACGTGCTTCAGGTTGCGGACGACCCGCTCTCCCCGAAACAACCATTGATAGAGATGATAGTTGTTGCAGTGCCGGAGCTGCCCGAGACGCGAGAGCAGACTTGCTGCCGCTCTGGGCGTGATGGGCCTCCCCTGCCGCCTGCGCTTGCGATACCGCGCCAGCGCCCGCTTGATGTGCAGCAGATTCCGCTTGCGGGGAATGGTGTACCCTCTGCCGTAGCGATAGCCTACGGCATCCGGCAGGCGGCCTTTGGTGCGCTCATAGCCACGCCGGGGCGGGAGCAGCGGCTCTTTGCGCTGCGGTTTTGCCACCGGGAACACCTGCCAGTCGCCCTTGAGCTGCAGGCCGTGGGCGTCAAGCCAGTCTTCGACCAGTAAGCGGAGCTTCCGCAGCTTGCGTTTGTTGGGACCGAATGCCGTCATGTTGTCCATGTACCGGGCGTAGTGTTTGCAATAGCCGCTCTCCCGGATGAGCCGGTCAAGGGGCTGTAAGACGGCGTTGGCAAACCACTGGGAAGTGTACGTCCCCAGTTTTACGCCGTCCCGGATGATGCGCCGGATGAGGTCGAGGACACGGCAGTCCTTGTAGAGCTGCCGCATCCGGGCCATGACGACTTCCGGGGTCAGGCTGTCGTAAAAGTGGCGGATGTCGCCACAAAACTCGTACTTCATCCCCTTGCGGTCGTACTTCATCCATCGCTGGATGGCGTTCTTTTCCCGGTGCGGCCCGCGCTCCCGGATGGAGCCGCAGCAGTAAAAATCCATTCCCCGCATCATCCTGGGCTGCAAGACCTGGATGAGGGCGTGGTGGACGTACTGGTCGGGCCACTGGGCCGGTTCGCTGATGGTGCGCCATTTCCGGGCATTGGCGTCCCATCGCTGGCTGACATGGGGCTTTTTCGGCTCAAAACCGCCGACGAGTATTCGCCGCAGGTCTTCCACCCGCTGCGCCTTGGTCTCCTCCACCCACGCCGTACAGGTGTTGGGCTTGTGGCCTCGATTCCAGTGGTGGGTGCGGTTCACTTCGTCGATGGCTCGCAACAAATTATCATCTGAGATTAACGTATCAAAGAGCTTTCCAGCTCTCTTCATTGGGATACCCTCCTTTTAGCTGTACGGACGTTCCAGCGCCCCTTGCGGGGTGTACTAGCCCGCTCCCAAAACGCCTATCTTCACCATGAGGTGTGCGGCTGTCTGTGCCAAGGATATGTGAGGTTGGAAATATCAAAAAAGGAAGCGGCAGCCGATGTTCCCGTTATAGTTCGACGCGCTGTTGTAGTTGACGTAGAACAAACCATAGTTGGAGTTGTGGCTATAGTTACCACCGACGTAGAGGCACGGGTTCGACGAGCTGAAGTTCCAGTTATCGCACGAGGCCTGAGAACAAAAAAACACCGGCAATGCACAGACAGTCCCTTATAAAGTTCAGCGCCTTACGGCGCGGTTATCTGCGGGGGCTGCGGCCCCCTCAGACTCCCCCGTTGGGGAGTTCCTGGAGGCGGCAGCCGATGTACCCGTAATAGTTCGACGCGCCGTTGCAGTCGACGTAGAACAAACCATAGCTGGAGCTGCGGCTATAGTTACCACCGACGCAGAGGCACGGGTCCGACGAGCCGAAGTACCAGCTATCGCACGAGTACGTTGCGTCATTACCGGACGCGGATGTGGGGATAAACACCGGGAATCCGCCGTTTGTCTTGACCCTGAACGCGGACGGCCAGCCATTGGACGGAACACCGACCGCCGTGCCATTGCTGCTGTCGCTGAAGTTTGCGGGGTTGAGGATAATGTTGAGGCCGCTCGAGTTGTAGTAGCAGCCATCGCACCAGTCCAACACGTTATCCCACAGGCCCTCGATGTTGCGGTACTGCGTGCCGCCGTAGGTGGCCCGGCTGCTCTGATCGGTGCCGGTATGATACGGCATCGAGTCGGTATAACCCATCGTAAAGGTGTTGCTGCTCGGACTGCATCCATAGCCAATTTTTGCCTGACTGTTCCAATCGGCAAACTCGACGATGTACAGCAGCCAGAGCGTAAACCTCATAGCAAAATCACTCTGCCAGATGGTCGAGCCGAGATTGTGGATGCCGGAGCGGGCCGAAGAGCGGGTCATGTTCGCCCTGGGGCTGCCGGTGCCGCTCTTATAGGTGCCGTTGCAGTGGTATCTGCCGATGTAGACCACGTCCCGCTCGCCGTTGCCGTCTCCTCTGTCCATGTGGGCGGGGCTGACGCTGTAGCCCTCCACCGCGCGGTCGGCAATTTTGATGGTCATGCCCCTGCCGTTTTGGGTCAGCTTGTACCAAAATTTCGGGATGCTGACCATCGTGCCGCCGGTGCGCTCGCTCTTTACCATGCCCGCCCAGGGCTGTAAGTTGTCAAAGGGACTGCCATAGCTGCTTGCGCCTGCGACATACGGCACAGGGTCAGTAAACTCTGCCGCCTCGTCGGTGCGGCTCCATCGGGTCGTGCTGGTGCCGTCCCAGCTTGCGCCGTAGATGTGGACGTATGCAAGCTCAAGGGGATAATTCCTGTACTCGCTCACCTCCACGCTGCCCTCGGTGGTCTCGTCGCCCAGCGTGGCCGTTACCGTCCACGTGCCAGCGATGGGCAGATACAGCTTGATGCTGCCGCTTTCCGGCACGGTGCCGGAGACGGTCTTGTCCCCGCACTGGGCGGTGACGGTGCTGCCCGCCTTGACCGTCACAGTCAGGGTGTAGTAGGTCAGGGTCAGGGTCTTGGTGCGGCAGTACTCCGCCTGCACCGTCTCTGTGGCCGCGCCGGCGCCGAGCGTGGCGGTGACGGTCCACTCTCCGTCGTGGGGCAGGGC